TGTCGGGGGTCACGTCGACGCGAGCGCCGGGGAACGTGACCAGCTTGCCCGTGCCACCGGTTTCGGTCGTAATGAGGTTGTTCGGGTCGTAGACCGTCATCGCGGCCGGCAGCACCGACAGCACACGCCACGTACCGTTGTTCCCCGGCGCCGCGAAGCCCGACGACACGATGATGTCGCCCGCTCGGAAGCCGCCGGTCACGTACGGGTTCGAACCGTTGATGAAGGTCTTGACGCCCCCGCCCGCGTCGAACGTTCCGTTCGTTCCGGCGCCCACACTCGGCGTCTCCCACTGACCACCGAGCATCATCTGGATGAGATCGTCGTAGTCACGCGCACCGAGCTGTGCTCCGATGGTTCCTTCGACGCTTCGAAGGCCGTGGCGGAAGTCGGTCTCCTGCGCGTCTTCGTCGACCTCAGCGGATTCGAGGCCCGCTTTCTTCAGGTTCACGTTGCGCTGCGTCGAGCGGATCTTCTGCATCAAGATCCGCACGGTCTGCACGGTCGCCGCGGTCTCGTCGACGATCACGTCTCCCGAGTCGTACACGAACAACTCGGTCGCGGTCACCGAGTGCACGCGCCAGTTCGCGTTGTTCGTCGCAGCTGCGAAGCCCGCGACTTGCACGATCTGGTCGGGGTAGAAGCCGTCGACCACGAAGCTCCCCGCAGCACGGGTGAACTTCGAGCGACCGGATACTCCACCGTTCGCGACCGCTGCGATGTTCGTGACCGGCGTGCCCACACCTGCCGGGACGGTTCCTCGCACTGCTTCGCGCGTGAACCGCAAACCGACTCGAGAGCCTGCCGCCAGGGAGACGCCGCCGTTGCTCATGACTTACTTCGTTGCTAGGTGACGCTGGAGAACGACCGCCACTGCACAGCAACGGTCTTGAAGACCCAACCGGGATACCTCTCGTGTTCTCGGTACGGGCGTCGGTCGGTGACTTCCAGCATGACCGTGATGGCGCTGCTGGTCAAGGACTGCCGAGGCCGGAAGGCCACGCAGATGCGCTGAGCGAGCTCGTCCGCTTCCCGCGTTCCACCTCCCTTCGGAATGAAGATCAGGTACAGGACCTCGCCTACCGCTTCATTCAGGCAGGTGCTCGACGCCTTCTCGGACAGGAGCCGGTGGACCTCCTCCATCCACAGGACACTCCCGCCTCCTGTTGGCAGCGCCGGCGGTGCTGTCACGACGTTCTCCCAGGCGATGACGGCCGGCAGCCCGGTCACCGTCTTCAGCCGCTCTCGGAAGACCTTGCGGAGCTCGACTTCGTCGACGGCGTCGGTCACGTGAGTCCTCGTGCCTTTGCGATGGCGGCTTCAAGGTTCGCGCGAAGCTCACTGAACGTCGCGCCGTAGATCCCGTCCGGCTGGTTCCCGGTCTGCCGGCTCGAGCCGTTTTCCAGGGCTCGTGCGTACGGCAGGTTGTTCGACAGCACGATCGTGTCCCCCCAGTCTGCCGAGGCGATCTTCGCAGCTCCTGTGGCGAGCTCTGCCGCGGTGGGGGCGGCACCGATCTGCAGCGAGCTCAGGGAACCTTCGGGTCGCGGCGGCTCGACGGTCGGGTCGGTCGTGTTCAGCGCAACGCGGTTCGACGCTCGGAAGCGCCCCGTCTTCACCGGCGACCGCTTCAGGATCCCTGAGAGCGCCTGAAGCCCCAGCGATCGCATCACGACCGTCCCCCGGAGGTTGGTCGTCCGAACCCACTCCGAGATGTCGATTGAGAAGTTCGCCACGACGTTCAACGCCTCAGGTGCAGACCATACACAGCGTTCTCATCACCGCCTGTGAGAATCTCGACCCGTTCGACACCGTAGGTCTGCCCGCGCGCCGCGACGCGCACACGCACGCCCGTGGTCGGTACCGGGTCGAACCCGGCCGCTTCGAGGCTGGTCGCGGCAACGAACGCATACACGTCCTGAGCCAGCACGCTCTTTCCGTCGATCATCCTCCAGTCGAACGGGGTCGGCGGAGAGATGCGTGCACTCACCGTGGCGACGACCGTCGGCGTCTTCGAGTCGGTCGTCGAGTCGTACCGATCCTCGATCCGTTCGAAGTCTGCCGGCACGTCGATCGCGAGCTCGATCAAGAGTTCACCCACTGCGCGGAAGATCTCGTCGAAGACGCCCACGGATCAGGTCCTCTCCAGCGGCAAGATCGACGAGCCTTCATCGGCCGAAGGTGACAGGTACCCGATGTCGGACAGCATCGTGAGGATCGAAGCCGGGATCGGGTCGACCGTCGCATTGCCGTCGATCTTCGCGCGCAGTGTGCCGAGCTGCACTTCGGACACACCCAGCCCCAGCGCAGCCGGCTGCTTCAGGATGTCGCGCTGCTGCAGGTAGTTCGCCATCTCCGCCGTCGCGATCTCCAGCGGTGCGGGGATCGTGTCGTAGTCGTAGGCGTTCCCGTCAGCGTCGTACAGGCCTGCTCTTGGGTTCCGCAGTCGCTGCTCGAGGGTCCTCTTCGTGCCCTTGTAGACGAGCATCTCGTCGAAGATCCGCGTGGCCCACAGCACGCCTGCCTCCTTCTTGTTCGCAGTCACGCGAATGACTGCGGTGCCGTTGGCGAGGTTCGCGGACAGCCCAGGCTCGATCTTCAACGCGCCCGCGTTTCGCAGTGGGGACGTGACCCGGTAGACGGTCGCGTCGCCCGCGAACATCACCAAGCACTCCGCGGTGAACATCCCCGCGCCGTTCGCGACAGGCACCGACGTCGCGCCTGCAGAGGCAGAGCTTGACAGTGAGTAGCCCTCGGCGTCTGGCACCGTCGACAGCTTGAACCATGCAACCGTGTGCAGCCGCTGCGCGAGAATCTGATCCGCCCGGCTCACCGAGCAGTAGCTGTTCGCGGCGATTCCTTTCGGCGTGACGTCGACAACACTCATGAGTTCACCACGTTCCCGAGGATCGTCGCGGTCCCCGTCGCCAGCACCACGCCGTTGCCTGACGCATCGAAACCTTCGAGCTCGTGGTAGTACGAGCCCTCAAGGTCTTCGGTGTCCGCTCCGATCAACTGGATGTCGGCCTGGTTGTCGTCGGTCCCCGTCACGTCGATCTGGTTCCCGCCCGTCGAGGCCTGCGCCACGAGACTGCTCTTCTCGAGCACGGCAACACGACGGAACGCACTGGTCGAGTTCGGCTCGAACGGACTCAGTGTCCATTTCAGCGAGGCGTACTCGGTCAGATCGTCCGGGTCCCCCGTCACCGAGTCGGTCACGACGACGCGCACCAGCATGCGCGTCCTCGCGTACATCGTGAAGTTCTGGCCGGTCTTCGTCATGACACGACGCTCCTGCTTCCTGCCAGAGCTGTGATGGTGGTCTTCGTTCCCACGAGCTCCCTCAAGGTATCGCGCGCGCCGGCGAGCACGACAGTGCCTCGCACCTCAGCGACCGGGGCGCCCGATCCCGTCGCGGTGACGGTCGCTGTGCCGGCGGCGACACCACTGATCCGTCGACGCGACGACATCACGGCAGCAGCGGTGCCTGCCCCCGAGGTGAGACCTGCGAGGGCTCCTTTGCCTCGCGCGACCGCGACCACGATCGCGGCACCCGCAACGGCCCCCCGCAGGACACCAACCAGCCTTGCGGTTCCCGCCACCACCGCAGAACCGGCTGCCGAACCCGCGATCACGGCGCGAGCACGCACGGTCGCAGCGACCGCGGCAGCGCCCGCGACGACACCAGCCAGCGCCCCCTTTGCCTTCACGGCCCCGCTTGATGTCGAGGCTCCTGCAACGGCGCCGAACAGGAGGGCGCGCAGCAGTCCTGTGGCGCTCGTGGTCGCGCTACCAGCGACTGCTCCTGCGAGGGCGCCCTTTGCCCGCAACACACCACTCGTCGAAGCAGCCCCCGCGCTTGCTCCCGCCGCAGCTCCTCGAGCCTGCAGCGTGCCTGCCACGGTTGCGGCTCCATCGGACGTGCCTGTTCGCAGCACCGTCTCCTCTCGCTGGATCACCAGGTACGAGAAGAAGCGTTCAGGCGTCGTCGTCGTCGTGTAGTTGAGCGTGAAGCCGCTGTCGCTTCGGCTGCTCAACGATGCTTCGATCACGAGAGCGTCCGACGCGTGGTTCCGCTGGTGCAGCAGCACACCGCTGGCAACGCGGTCGCTGTTGTCTGTGGGGTCGGCCGAGTGCTCTTCGCGCGTGAAGAGAGTGTCGACTGCTGGACTGTCGCCATCATCACCACCGAACATGGCGAAGCACACCGTCGCAGATGCAGCCAGCGAGTTGTTCGCCGTGGCCGAGCTCACCGGGATGTAGATGAACTCCGGCTTGAAGCCTGCCTCGAAGTAGTCCTTCGTTCCGGTCGTCGTGCGCGTCGTCACCGACGTCGCCAAGTGCACGTTCGCCCCCACACTGAACGCGAGACCGAACTGTGCAGGACCGGGGCCGGCGCCGCTGAGCTCATCGATGTCGAAGCTCGTCGACGTGAAGTTCGTCACGATGTTCGCGCCCGACACCGTTCCAGGCACGGCCGAGAAGGCGTGCGTGATCGAGATGCGGTCGTCGTAGTGGAACTTCACGGACTGGCCTGCAGCCGTCCCGTGGTTCACCGACAGACCTGTCACGGCCATGTCGGTCTGCGTCGCCATCCCGTACTGCCAGACGCCTCGATCGCCCGACGACGCGACGTGGTTGGCCGAGGTCAGGATGAAGCTCGTCTCCCACCCCGTGGTGACCGTCTGCGGGGTCGTCGGAGAAGGAACGCTCCACGCGTGCGCTTCGATCTCGTCGCTGTAGAACAGCGCGACGTCGATCGCACTCAGGCTTGCCGGCAACGTGTCGATCGTGAACCGAACCCCGTCGGTCACCCACGCATCGAACGACAGCTCGAACAGCGACGATCCTGGGCTCGCTGGGTTGGCGAGTGCCGCCACTCGAGTCGAGTAGAACTTCTGCCCCGAGGTCGCGTTCGCTTGGTTGTCGCGCGACCAGTTGCTCACGCAGAACTCACTCGTTCCGTCCGTGACACCCCATGAGTTCGAGGCACTGTCGATGGAGATGTTCGCGTTCCGGTGGCGACTTCCACTGACGACTACCGCGATCGGTGTCCCAGCTCCACTCGGACCTGTGACAGTCAGCGTCGAGCCTGACGTCGGAACAACCGCACTCGTCGTGAAGACGTGAACCTTCTTCGCCACACGCCCTCCGATGTAGAAGTGGGCGCACCGTGCTCACCACGACCACGGTGCGCCCGACCCGTCAATCCTCGGTGATGTCGAGGTCACCGATCGCGAACTCGGGCGTGATGCCCGAGGACACCGCCAGAGAAGCACTCAACGCGCCCTTGTAGAGCAGCACCCCCGCTCCCGAAGAAGCGGTCCCCACTCCGAAGTGAGTCACCGTCGCGCTGCCCCCGGTGCACTGAGGGAACGTGATGGCAGCAGCGTTCGAGGCTGCGTTGCCCGACACGGTCCACCCACTGCCCGAACGGACCACCGCGACGCGAGCGTAGCTCGTGTACGCGGCCTCGCTCGTGTTCTGCGCGCCCGCTTCGCCCGGATCACCGGTGTGCAGCGACACGTACAGGCTGCCAGCGGTTCCCGACGGCTGCAGCCCGCTCACGTCGCCCACGCCGGCGAAGGCCGTGTTGTTCAACAGCAGCAGCAGCAGGCCGTTTTCCCACGAGTTCGATTTCGTCATGACGTGCTTCCTCGGGCGGATCGTGAATCAGGCAGTGGCCTTCAGCCGCTCGCGGATCTTCAAGATCGCGGCGACCAGTTCGTCCTTCTTCTCCGGCACCACCTTCAGGAGCTGCGCTTCGGGCAGCTTCTTCAGGTCAGCCAGCACCATCGTCGACAGTTCGTTCTTCGACTGAGAGCCCACCTCGATCGTCTCGGGGTTGAGCGACTCTTCGAGCGCCTCGTCGAGGCGCGTGCGCCGGCGGTCGGTGACCTCGACACGCTCGTGCAGGTCCGGGTCGAACATCGTCGACGTGATGATGGCGCGCGGCTTGTCCGGGTGGGTCTTGAGGATGACTTCGGTCGTCGCGAGGAGGTTCGCCTTCAGGTGGCGGTGCGCCTGCGATGACGGCCCCCCGTCCGGTGCTCGCGAGATCAGCACCCTGCTGCCCGAGTCTTCGTTCAGGCCGAGCTGCTCGAGCTTCCGGTTCAACTCGGACATCTGCCCGCGAATGTCGATCGCGAGCATGACCTTCTCTTCTTCACTCAGTGCGTGGCTCATGGTTCGGTTCCTGTCGGTGTCGCCTCATCAGAGGCAGGAGTCCAACCTACCACACGCATGGTGGAAAGGGCGACGGCAGTCACCTGCCGCCGCCCCAACCGACCATGACCCGAACCCGAAGTCCAGTCCTCAAGTCCGGGGCTCTTCACGCGCGGCGCGCGTCGTCGATCAGTCCGGCGGGAACAGGATCTGGACCTCGGCAACCTTGAGTCGATGCCGCTCCTTCCACGCTTCCAGCGTCTCGCCGGGGACCGTTTCACCTTGCAAGTAGCCAAGGCCCAACGTCGTCGTCACGGTGAGCGGTTGCCCACCCGAGATCCAGTTCTTCGTCACGGAGATCACGCTTGCCTCCCGGATGTTGACGGTCGCTTCGTTGTGAAGCGCCCCATGCCTCGCCTCGAACGCTTCCGCAGCATTGCGGATGACCACGACGTTCCACGCGAGCACAGAGGCTGTGAGTGCCACGACGACGAGAAGGACGCGCCCGGCAAGGGTTCGGTGAGGCAATGATCGTTCACTC